GGATTCATCATTCCTGTAGCATTGTAAATACCGTATTGTTGTTTTAATGCTCTATCTTTTACAGAACCTGGCTTGAATGCAAATAAGTCTCTAGTTATTTGTGGATTTACTGCTAAGCTTTCAATACCACCATACATTGGATTAGGTGAAACAGTTGGCATTGTTCTACCATAACCTCTAACTTTATCTCTAAATTCTTCTAATGTTGCTGAATCTTTAAATTGATTAAATGTTTCTGGAATTTCATCTTTTAAATAATTAACTGCTCTAAATCCTAAACCTAATGCAGGATTGATTAATCCTAAAATACCTCCAATAATATTACTAGGACTAAAAACACTTTTAAATCTATCTGCTACGTAAGATGCACCCATAAGTGGTTGTCCAGTAACAGGATCTATATTTCTATATCCCGAAAATATACCATCTCCAGAATATTTTTGTGTAGGACCAAATACGGTATCACCAACATAGTCTATGTTTGGGTTTATAACATCTTTAGTGAATTCTGTGAATCTATTGTCTTTACCTCCACCATTACCTGTTGGACCTGAGCTATAATCACCGGTTTTTCCGGCCATACCCATTCCACGGTCTCTAGCATCACCTCCTCCACCTGATTTTCCACTAGAATTACCTGATCCCATTCCAGATGCACCAGCGCCCATATCAGCACCACCACCTCTAAAATTAATTCTTTTATCTATCATTCGTTACTCATAATTTTTGCTTGTTGAATACCTGATTTAGCTAAACTGACCCCTGCACGTAGTTTTGCAAGGTCTTCATTCTGTTCCAACTTCTCTTCTTGGTTTTGTTGGTTCATCATAGCCTTCATAGCGTCTAAATTCAATCTAGTTTCATTTTCTTCACGCTTTCTTTCGTTCTCCATTGCTCTTAAATCCACTTCTCTTGATTTTAATTTGAGTAATGGATCACTATCTAGCTGTGAAGTGATCTTATTTTCTTCTTCAGAGAAATCTTTTTGCATTTCAGCGATCAATTGTGCTTTTCTAGCTTCAATTTGAGTTGTAATTTGTTGAATTCGTTGTGCGATAGCCGGATTTTGTTGCATCATCATCGGATTTTGTGCAATTTGTTGTTGCAACGCTTGAATTTCTCTTAATTCTTGTACAAATTCCATTTGAACTTGCTCTTGAGCCATCAAACTAATGTGTTCAAGTATGTTTTTTTGTATTGAAGCCATCACAATCGGATTATTTCGCACCATATTGAGTGACATATAGTTTAAATGTGCATCAATGTGTGCTTTGTGGTCTTGACCAGGGAAAGCTTGGAACGGTTTACCTGCTAAAGCTTGAATATGTTCCATACTTGGGTCTATTGGTTGTGGTTGTTGAGGTGGTGGAAGTACTAAATCAATATTTTTTACACCTAAAGCTTCATACATACCTCTATATGCTTGATACATATTGTGCATTTTTGGATTTGACATTGCCAGCTGCAGTTCTGTTTGGGCAATAGATATCCTTTGTGTCTGTGAAAAGATGTTCGGATCAGCAACTGGCAATATGTCAACACGGTCATCAAAGTCTTGGACTTTAACCGTCTTATTTCCACCTACAACATCGTAAGGATATTCTGGTGGAAGATAAGTTTTAAATACTTCTGCAAGTAATTTAAATTCAATTTTAAGTGCAGAGTAAATTCTTTTATGAATAGCAGACATTACTCTTGAACCACGTTCTAGTAATGCAACTGTTGTTCCTACCGCAGCGCCTTGATTTCCATCACCAACTTGCATATCTGCAATTGATGCAAATCTTTGACCTGCTTGAACAACAATACCTAATAATTGTAATAAAGTTGCCGATGGTTCTTTGAAAGGTAAAGGTAAAAATGAATCTCTTAAGTTTCCTCCAGGTGCATCAACATCTCTAAACTCACCAGGTTGAATTGGTTGTGCATCATCTCTAACTCTAATTCCTCTAGTTTTAAATCCAGCAGGTAAATTAGATAAAGTTCCTGCATCAAGTAATTGTCTTAATGCAGATGTTGCAGTTCTTGATAAACCACCAATCATATGAATTAAACCAAAACCATAAAAACCTAGTCCTGGTAAAAATTTAAAGTGTACAAAATAATTTATTTTATTTCTTAATGGATCATCAATTTTATAATTTCTTTTAATTGATAAAACAGTTCCTGTAGATTCTTCTACAGTTACAACATACGGAAGTTTAATTCCAGTCGGCTCACCATCTTCAGGATTCACATCCTCAAAACCATCTAAATCTAAATTAACGTGACACTCTAATAAAGTGTAAATATCATCTTGTTTAGTTTGTTCTACACCTTCTAATTCTTGTTCTTTTTTTGTAACTTGATCTGTATTCATTGGTGGTGCAGCTAAATCTACATCTTTATAGAAACCACTTACTTGTTGTTTTCTTAAATCGTTTTCTGACATTTTAATTATGTGGATGACGGATTCCGCATCATCTAATGAGGTAGCTGAATACGGAACGACCAGATCATCTGCCGGTACAAACTTCGACACGGCTCTACCTAAAAGATCATCGTAATAAACTTTTTTAAAAGTTGATCCTGATAAAGGTAGGTAGAATAACATTTGATCAAACTCAGGTTCGTATTCTGACATACGATCCATAATTTGATAATTCATAAAATCTTTTACTCTTGTTGCTTGATCTTCTTTTTGTCTATTAGAAGCTCCAAGTATTTGTGTTCTAACAGGTCCACCAGCAGGTAATAATTCTTTATACGCTTGTGCTTGGAATTGTGTTACTGCTTCTGCAAGAACTGGGTGAGTTGCACTAGATGCACCTCTAAAGGGTTCTGTTCTTTCAGTATATTTAAATCCTAAAAGATCTAAACCTTTTGTATAAGTTGATTCCCAATCTTTTCTTGAACTTTTATAATCTCTATAATTTTCTACTAACTTGCTTCCTAATGGATCTAAAATATCATCTTCTAATATTTCAGCTAAATTCGTATAATGATCTTCACCACCTGCAGGTGCGCCTGCTTGTGGATCAAATGAAACTGTTGCTCCTCCATCATCTTCTGGAGTAATTTCTACGGGTTGATCTTTTATTTGTTCTGAAATTTTTTCAGTTACAACTTCTTGTATTTGTCCTTTACCAGGAACTTTTACATCCGTTTTAATATTTCCTAATTCCGATAATGTTTTATCTACTGCCATAATTTACTTTACCTTGTTCTAAATAAACTTTCAACCCCTTCTGACATTGGGCCTCTTTTTGGAGGAATAGTGCTTGTCAGACCTCCGTCTTTAAATTCATCAATATCAATATCTTCCATTGCATTTTCAGCTCTCATTTCTGCATCTCCAACTCTTCTTTCACCTGTAGTTAATCTATTTTTTCCTGTTACATATTTTTCCATTCTTGGAGCATCTCCGCCTAATATTTGATCAACAGATTCTAATACTTCAACATCATAATCTATGTCTTCACCATAACTTGAATAAGGTACAGTATCTTCTGCAACAAAATCACCAGGAAACTTTTCACCGCCTTCTAAAGTTTTAGGTGCTTCGTATTCCATTTGGAATGGTTGGCCATATTCATTTTGACCTTCAATTAAATATTTCTGTTCTCCTAAATCTTCAGTAACTTTTACACCCGGTAAACTTTCGTCTACATATTCAAAAACTTTTTCATCAATCTCTTTTGATTTACCTAACATTTTTATTTTTTCTATAAATCCAGGTAACCATTCAGGCATTGCAGTTGTGCTTTTCTTAAGTTGTTTAATACCTTCTTGAACTGCACCAGTCTTTTCTGCAGTCATTAACATTTTCATTAATGCTGGAGAGGTAGCAAGAATGCCACCAAATAATTTCAAAAACGCTCGTCTATTCATCTATGCCCTGACTTTTTTTAGATTGCTGGTAAGTATTATACAGATCATATGCAGTTAATCCACCACTAATTAGGAGTCCTGGTATTCCTGCAAATCTTGTAATACCTGCAATTGTTCTAGGGTTTAGGCCTAATCTTAAAACTTTACTTAAAGCACCTGGTTTTGCTTCTTTTGCAACAGTTGATAAATCAAAATATCTTTTTGCTTTTTGAGCCATTGATAATTTTTCTGTGGGTTTAATTACACCTGATGCTTTTGATAATGGTTCCATAAACGCTGCACCTAAATACATTGTTGGATCTTGTAAAATTTCTGTTGGAGATTCTCCTTTTCTTAATCGATCAACTGCATAAGGAACATCCATTGCAGCTGTAAATAATGGTGTACCTAAAGTTCCTGCAAAAGCACCAAGTCCACCTGTTAATCCAAAAGCAGATCTTAATTTACCTCGACCTAATTCTCTTGCTGCTGAATAAGATTTTTTAATTTCTGGTGCACCTGCAACACCTGCAGCTGCTGCAACAGTTGTAAAGCCTGGAGTAATTTCTTCTGGTTCTTCTGGAGTCTTTTCTAATTCTTCTCTAACAAGTGGGTCTGATGGATACGTTGCAGTGT